TAATAAGTACTGGTCGTTTTGGTCCTTAGTCAACTTAAGAAGCTTAATAGTCTTAGGATTAACCCAGGCAACGTTAGGCATAAATTTATTGTCCTGTCCTAAAAACTCAATTTGAGCCCCTACTACACAAATTAAGTCGCCTACATTTGGCGCTTGTATCGGTGTACCTGTAGCGGCTGAGTAATCGGCCCCAGTTAACGCAGCGTTAAAAGTCGAAGCGTAAGAAGCTACCCCGTTAAGGTTTGCCCCGGTTCCGTCTCCTAATAAAAGCTGGCTATCTACTTGGTTAGCTACTCCGTAAGATATAAGGTCGTTAATTTCGCCCTCTACGAAGTCGTAGTCGTCGATCATATCCAAACAAACGTGAACAAAATCTCTTACTTTCTTTTGTTGTAAGGTCGTTTGTTTCCAAGTTAACTTAGTGTTATGCGTCGAAACTGCGCAAGCTGCCACGTTTTTAGCGTCTCTTACTACGGTGTCCTGCTCAGTTTTACGAATATACTCCGTATCTGTAGGTTGTACCCTAATTAGGTCCTTCATAAAAGTAGCTCTTCTAGCTAACTGCTCTACGCCTGGTATTCTTTGCGCTAGGTCTGCTCTGTCTGCGATGTCTGCAGGCGCTTCTGTAGCTTTTACGAAAATCTCTACCGCTTTGTCCTTAATGTTTTTAAGGGCTTCTGCTTTAGATACTAAAACGCTCTTAATTGTCTTAATTGCGCTAGTGCTTCCGGTTCCTTTTGCCATTTTAGATAAAGCTATACCGTGAGCTTTTACCGTTTCCGCTTGTACCTTTGTAGACTCTTTTAACTCAGTAGCTAAGTTTTTTAAAGCTTCTGCGTTAGCGTCTGCGTTTTCGCTTAACTCTTTAATTGAGTTTTTTAGGCCTGTAGCCTCTTCTTCTTTGTGCGCTGTTAACGCTTCGAAGTATTCTATCGAATCTTCGTTAGATAGTCCTTTAATCGCTTCTGTGTTTAGCGCAGAAAAAAGGCCGTCTTTAATCCAAATATTTTTCATTTTTGAAAAAATTTAATTGTTTAATAAATAGTTTTTAATTGTCTCTGTTTGAGTGCTATCTAGCGGCTCGGTTTCCTGGGTGCTGTCCAGCGGCCCAAAGTCTTTTATATTATTGTCTAGCGTCGGCGTTATTTCGTTGGCTCCAAATAGTACCGCGCTGTTTTCTATTAGTTTAATTTCTTTTACGGCCCAGAAAAAACCCGCCTGCTCGGCTAGGTCCTTATTAATAACCTGGCTTATATACTTATTCCATACTGCCAGCTCTTCGGGGCTGTCCTGGTCGTTAATTGCTAGCTCTAGGTTAACGTATTGAAGGCCTATACTGTGCTGGTTAACTCGGCCCGCTTTGTATTGGTTAAAAATCTGCTCGTTATAAGATTTCTTAACGTCAGTCGTGAATACTATAGCTTGCGTAAAGCCTAACCCTTTTAGCCCTAGATCTTCGAAGCTTAAAGACTCTAGGCTAATATCTACTACCTCGCCTACTTTCGCGGCTATGTCGTGTTTATGGTCGTGCAAATGTGGTATAAAACTCTTACGCTGTTTAATGCTTTCTTTTGCCGCGTCTGGCAGTAATAGGTCAAAATGTGAGTCTAAAAAGTTAGCCGTATTGGCTACCACTTTTACCCTTAACGTGTCCAGGTCCTCGCTTACTGGGGTGTTTGCTTTGCTGGTTGCTTCCTTTTTAGTGCCTAGCATAGAAATAGCTAAGGCCTCCGAAGTTATAGGGGTCGCCTTTTTATTGCTTATAATGTCCTTTTTATTAGCTTTTAAATAGCTAAATAGGTCCTTTTTATTGTCGAATCCTGGAAGCTTAACCCTCATTTTTTTACTATTTTATTAGACTTTAAGGCCTTTTTTTTGGCTTTTACAGACTCTTTTAAGCGCTCATAGTCTACGGCGTCCGCGTAATTTTTACCTATTTGGCTTTTTAAATTCATTCTACAAATGTACTTATTTATTTAATAGCTGTCTAACCTCTTCTGGGGTTAACTGTTCTACTAGCTTATTAGCTAATAACGGGCTAAGGCTTCTTAACACTTCTAGGGTGCTATTTTTAACCCCTGCAGGAATTAATATTTTTGCTGCCTCTTCTGTATTAAATCCATACTCAGACACTAGCAAGGCCTCTTTAGCTTCTGAGCTTATAGCCATACTTAAAATAACGCCTATTCCTTCTGCCCTTACTTTGTCCTTCTCGGCTTCTATTTTCTGGTCCGATTGTAGAGCCTCTATTTTGCTTAGGTCCTGCTCTACTATATAGCGCTTGTTATCCTTTCGGTTATATCCTGGCGTTACTACGTTGTTAAAATATTCTATTAATCTGTCGTTTGTTGGTATAACTGCCTGTGTATATAGGACTTTTAAAGCTGTTTCGAAGCTGTTATAGGTTAGCCCGTTCGGGTCGTTATATAAAGCGCTAGGGTGTCCGTATAAATTACAAAGCTGGCGAAGGTTTAATACGCCGCTTTCTATTATTTTAAGGTCGCTAGGACTCATTCCTAATTGTTGAAAACTAACGTTTGCTGTAGTTGCTATTACCCTGTTTGCATTGTGGGCGCCCCCTAGTTTGCTGTCTATAACTTTCTGTAGGTCCTTTTTTTGTGGCTCAGTATAGGCCGCCTGGCTCCCGTTACTAAGTATTCCGCTGGCGCCTTTGTTTTTCCAGAAGCTAGCTTGTGCTGTTATTAGGTCGTTTGAAGCGCTTAAGGTTCTGTAGCCCGCCTGTATAGGGCTTAGTCCTCTATGTGACTTTATACCCAACTTCGAGGGGTTAAAATATTTTAAGTGCGTTACCTCTTCGGTGTTATATTTCCTTACTAAGCCGTCTAGGTCCCAAATATAGCCCGTTACTTCGTTAATTTTGCTTACTTGTACTTCCGTTAGTTGGCTTTCTAGTATGTTAATTTCGTCTACTACTGAGGACCCTACCCCTACTAGGTTGTTTAGGAAGGTGTCGCCAGTAAGTAATAGGAAGCCCGTAGCCTGCTCCTTAAATTCCTTAATTGACTGTGTGCTATTTGGTTGCTGTAGTAAGTCGTAATATTCGCCAGAAGTTACCGCCTCTTTTTTGCCGTCTCTGTCTATTTCGTTAAGTACAAAAGGAATACTAGAGGCTGTTTCGGTGTGTTTCTTAACTATGCTATAAACGTCTGTATTACTTACAAAACCCTCGTTTATTAGGTTGCCGTCCTGCTGTGTACCATTAAAAGAAAACCCGTTTTCGGTGCCATAAAATAAGCTTTTACCTGTTTGGTAGGTTGGTATGTTTGCGAATTTTAAGGCTAATTTTTGTAGATAGTTCATATACTTAACTAATAATGTCCAAAATTAATAAAAATTCGTTTACTATTAACCAGCCCAGAAGTCGGCTACCTGGTTTTTTTCAATAATACCCGTTAAAACGTCCGGGCCGTCGTCGTGTTTATTAGCTCTAAAGTTCTTTTTGTAGCGCGTTACGTGGTCGTAAAACTCATTAAAACGGCTAGCCCAGTCTGCAGGAAATACTATTTTTTTGTTAACCGTTGCCGAGTTGCTAAAAATGCGGCTTTCTTTGTTTTGTGTTTGCGTAAAACTTATTACCGTAACGCTGTCTGGGGTGTTTTGATCTACTACCCTGGCGAAACCTCGGCCCCCGTTATTACTTTCTATATCTACCTGGTTTACTTTATTGTTAACCAGTAGCGAAGCTGTCCAGCCTTCCGTAAGCTCCATTGGTTCGGTCGTAAATAGTAAATCTATTATGTATATTTTGTTGTCTTCTGGGTCCAAGGGTAAGCCGTAAACTATACTAGCCAAATAGTCGGCCCCTTTGTCTGCGGTGTCTGTATAATTTTTTACTATTTTAAGCTCTGGTAGATCTGAATAGGTACCAAAAGGGCTGTATAATAAACCTTCTGAGCTTATAGGGTTGCCCTGGTAAAGGCAGTTAAAATTTTCTGGGTCTAAGTCTCTAACCTCTTCTAGTTTTTCTATATTGTGTTTAGCTG